GCAAAATGATCGACCCCATTACTATTGGAGCAGCGTTTGCTGTAGCTAAGACTTCGGTCGCCTTCGTCAAAGAGGCGATCAACATGGGTAAGGAAATCCGTGATTGCTACGGAGAACTTTCCCAATTCTTTACCGCGCAAGGTCAGATAGAAAAAGCCGCTAAACAGGTCGAAGCGGCAAAGGCAGCACCAAAGCCTGACGATCCAAAAGAAGCCGCAGCGCAGGAATCGGTGCTGTCTCAGGCATTCACCATTGTCATGCAGCGCAAGCAAATGCGTGACTTTGAGATTGAGTTACGCAATATTTTTGCGATGAAAGGTGAAACAGGGCCAGGCAGCCTATACGAAGAATTGTGCGCCGAGCGCAACAGGATCAGCGGTGAGCAAGACGAAGCAAACAGAGAAAGAATCCGTAAAGCCAGGCTTGAGCGAGATCGTGCTACTAGGAAACGCGAAGAGCTAGAGCAGGTACTTTCCGTGGCGGGCATTGTAATTTTTGTGTTAATTGGCGCGGTGCTGTTGTACGTTGCCATAACTTCTAGGGGCTGAAATGCTATCTCTGATCTCAAGTTCGCTTTCATTCCTGATGGGCGGGTTGCCGTCGATACTGTCGTTCTTCCAAGACCGATCCGACAAGAAACACGAGATCGCCCTGGCGCAGATGCAAATCGAACGGGAATTGGAACTAAAGAAAGCCGGTTTCGAGCTTGAGAAACAGATCGAGGAAATCAAGACCGAGCAGATCAAGGTGCAGGCGCAGAGCCGGACTGAGGAGCTAGTTGTTCAGTCTCAACAGATAGCCGTCACAGAGAAGGTGGCGCTGCTACAGCACGACACAGAGAGCGCAAGGGGTGCAAGCCAATGGGTAGTCAATGCTCGCGCTATGGTGCGTCCTGGCATCGCCTATGGCATGTTTCTGCTGCTGGTATTCGTGGATGTGTTTGGCTTCCTGTACGCCTTCAAGACTGGCGTGGCGTTTGATGTGGCGCTGAATAACCTTTGGGATGATGATTCGCAGATCATTTTCTCGTCAATTATTGCTTTCTACTTCGGCGGCCAGGCATTCAAGAAATGAAAGTCTCTCCGCTGTGCATCAAGATGATTGCACACCATGAGGGCGTGAGATACAAGCCTTACCGCTGCCCGGCTAACCTATGGACTATTGGGATTGGGCACGTCATGTATCCCGACCACGCCAAGCTGACAATGGCTGACCGGCTGAAAGTAGACTTACATCCCGAGGATAATCGGGTGTGGAGCAAGGAGGAAGTGGATGCAATTCTTGCAAACGATTTGGCTCGATTTGAGCGCGGCGTTACCCAATATTGCGGCGAGCTTGCCCAAAGTAAATTTGATGCTCTCGTCAGCTTTGCTTTCAATCTTGGTTTGGGAACGCTACAGCGCAGCACCCTCCGTCAAAAGGTGCTGCGCCGGGATTATGAAGCGGCTGCGGCTGAGTTCATGAAGTTTACCAAAGCAGGAGGCAAAGTTTTGCCAGGACTCGTCAAGCGTCGAACTGATGAGCGTCTACTTTTTTCTTCATGATCCATCGGTATTGCTGCTCAGTCATTAGCCGTTGCTCAGTCTCGGGACAAGTTTTGACCTTGCACCACAGCACTTTGTCGTTGTCCTTGAACGCAAGGTCACAGACTTTGCACCGTTGATAATTTTCCATGTTGATCCTTTTGCTTTTCGTGGAATTCTACTTTCAGTTCGGATACTGCCACCAGTAGGTCATTGGTGAGGGCAGAGGCTTTCCACCATTGCTTGAGTGATGCAGCGTGGTGTATTTCTTTGCGAAGCCTATCGACTTCCAAGATGCTTTCTGAGTAGTCTTTCATATATACCTTCCGATCCACAAAAGTGCGCCGATTACGGCAATGCCAAGCCCCATCATCATCATGGCAGCACAGGCATCCTCTAACCATGCTCGTTTGTCATTGATCGGATCAACAAACATGACAAATACGCCAAACGATAAAACGATCATAAATAAACCACCAAAAAAGATCATTTTTTCTCCTTAGTTAAATGATAACGCTCACGGCATAGCACGCGGTGACACTCTTTGCACCAAGACGAGAGCGTTTTGTATTCGGTCAAGTTGAACTCTTTCGGCGGCTTCATCTCTTGGCATTTCGTGCATTGTGCCGGGTGTTCCTTCAGCCTCCAGCGTCTCTGTTTTCTCATTTTCTAGCTTCCGAATCAGTTTGTGATTGAGTTTCCACATCATGTGCTTGGTGCGGGTTCGTCCGTTGTATTGCAGACGTAGACCCATGCGGGAAACAAGCCCATCCTTTGCCATGCCGTTGAGATAGCTGCCAATAGTGCCAGCATCCTCGTTCAAGACTCCGGCAATGTTGACACCCGTCATTTCGATATCACGCGCTAAGACTTCACGCATGGCAGCAATGATTTGACGGGCGCGGGGTTTTATAGCTTTGGCAGGCATGTAACATCCACCACAGACGGAACTAACTGATTGTTGACCTTGCGCTTCGTGCTGATGACCACAGGACGCATACCGGCCTTTTCGCACTCGCCAATGCCGTTGATGACTTCAAGCCTAGACAGCGGCGGCACTTCCTTTTCCACTTGCAGGCTAGATATGGCCTCTGGAACGGTAGTGCTTGCGGTAGGTTGAAGCGTTGCACAGCCACTAAGAATGATGACTGCAAAGCAAAGTAAAGTTTTCATTTGGCTACCTGTATTAGTTTGTCGCCATGTTGCTGACGAACTCGATTGAAAATCACGGTGATATCGGTGTTAGCTGCTTTGGTAGGCGTGAACTTACCGTCGAGGATGTATAGGTTTCGCTCTCGCAGGTATTCAATGCAAGCCTTGCGCTTTTGATCGTATCGACGCGGATCATCAGGTTTGCAGTTCTGAACATCAATCAGATCAGGCTGCAAAGCGTCGTAGTGCATCATCCAATGTACGGCATCAGCTAGTCTCATCATCATCCTCCGGTAAAAATCTGCGGCGTGCAGGGTTGTTCTGCCAAAAGTAAAGATTGAATCGAAAATTGCGGCGTTGCTCTGTTGTGATGTGGTGCGTGAAGTAGTTTTGAGTGTCGTCGTACATGGCTTTTATTAATTGCTTTTTGAACCTATCGCCTTCCATGCCGATCATTTCAACGTAATTTTTTGCTCCCTCCATGAGAAACATCATGGCATCCATTGCTTGATCTTGAGAAACGGGAACTTTGTGCCTTGATGAATCCTTACGTTTGACTGGTTTCAGGCAAGCATCAATAACTGCAAGCGTGACGACATTGGCTAACAGTTGAGTGCAAGATACAGTTTGGGCTTGTTCATCCATAATGTGCCTTTGCTAGGGTACTCGCCGCAGCTTTCCCCCGTTAGATCAGAACGATTGCGCTTTCAATTCTTTATGCCTTTGATGATGGCAAACGCTACAAAGCCAAATAACGCTTAATGGCTGGTCATAATCTTCATGGTGCGCTTCGGTTTTTTCTTTGTTGCACCGAAAGCATGGCAATCGGACTAGTTGACCAGTTTTCAATGCTCTAGCAACTGCGCTATGTGCTTTTGCTCGACGAAAATCATTGCTGCGCCATCGTTTATTGAGTTCAACAGACTTATCAATGCGATGTTGAAGTTTTGCTCTTTGTCGATCATAAGCGCGTATTTTTTCAAGGTTTTGTAGCCTATGCGTTGCCACATCATTTTTCGTACAAGTCTTGCATTTGTTGAGATGACCGTCAGCCATTGCTTGATGTTTGTAGAACTCAGTTAACGGCTGAACGGTCTTGCACTTGAAGCATTCTTTGAAACGAGCCATGTTGTATCTCCTGTGCGGAAGGTACAACCATTATAGACCCGTTTTAATTAAAAGGGATATCGTTATCCAAATCCGACATATCGCCAGCCTTTTTCTTTACCGGCTGATCTTTGTTCTTGTGCTGCATACTGCAAGACATAAACTTGCCTTTTGCGCCTTCTCTGATCCAAGCTGATATCCATATCGGTTCGCCCATCAAATCAAGGCCGTCGCCCCTGTAATCGGGGTGATTATCGGTTTCCTTCTTGGCGTTTTTGAACAACGTAAACGATCCGGGTTTTGGGATGTAAGCCATTATTTTTTCTCCTTGATTTTGTCAATCATTTCGGTTACTTCAGTCAGGAACTGCGTTACTGCTGCTTCGATTTCCTCGATGCGCTTGTCATCGCGGTCGAACCTATGCACAAACAACTGTAGATCGTCAGGCAATCGCGGATCGTAGGATACAAAGTCGCACCATTGCCGACCTGTGCAAGCCATCTGCCAAAGCATCTGATTTTCGTACTGGCGAGGCTGTTTTTTGTCCACCAGCGTTTGCAGGTGCGTGGAAGTCTTGGGACACTTGATTTCCACCAGCCCATCGGTAGACACTAAGCCGTCGGGACTAGCTGCGCCCTGTTCAATCGTTGGATGTATGACTAGCCCCACTTCGTCGACCGTCCAAGCGCAAAACATTTCGTATTCAGCGCGGGCAAACTTTTCTTGCTCTGTGCCCCAGCGCATATAGTCATTTACAAAACCGGACTCCTGCGGAACGCCGGTCAGAATCTCAGCAACAATCTGCGCTTTGTAGTCTCGATAGGCTGCGGTGGTCTTAGCCGCCATCACATCGCTAATCCGACTAGCCGTGACCTTACCGGCGCGGGCAGCTAACCATTCCGGCGTGCCTTGCATTATTGACAAAAGTTTCATGCTTCCCCCATTGCCGACTTGCGGGCATTCTTAGCAGTAACAATCTTTTCCATCGCGTCGGTGTCGTTGACTTCCTTGGCGGCTTTGTAGGCAAGCGTATAAGCCGTTTTCAGTTCGTCCTGTGTCTTGACTGCGGCGATGGCGGTCAAGTGCGTCTGAAGCGAATCTAATCGTTTTACAGGGGCATCCTTGCCGTTGGTGGCATCCAGTACGTCATGCTCGACAATTTCCATTGCCGTGACCCAAAGATAGCGGCGCTGGTAAGTTTCGACTGCCCCGATGTTTTGGACTTCGTGGCATCCCTTGAGGGCGGCGCTACCCATAGGCGAGGTGATTTCAAGCTGCGATCCGTCCTCGGTGTCGATGATGGTCAAACGGGCAATGTCGGCGGTGTAGCTGACAACTCCGCACAGTCCAAGGTTGTGAAAAATTTCCTGCACCGTAGGCAGGAAGTCGCCCAGTTCAAAATACTTGTATACGGCAAACTTGTTTTCGCCCGACTTGGTCAACTTCGTGGCTTGCAGGAACAGCCTTGCTTGCATTAGTTTGGTGTAAACGCTCATGACAGCACTCCCGTAACGATAAGTAAAAAAATGATGGTGAAGCCGATTGCTACCGCGCGGTCGCCGTTCATGTGCCTGCTCTCAGTCGGCGTGAAAACACGTCATAGTCGTAATCGCCGCGATCTACCCAACGATCCCATTCCCGCGTTTTGTCCCAATCGTCCATCGTGGCTTCCGGCAGCGCCCAATGGATGCCTTCGGGCTTGCACGTTCCCCAGGCTGCACGCTCAAGGTTGCAAAACGTTGGCAGCACACTCCCGCTGATGGGTGAGAATTGCGGCTTGCGTGTGCATTCGGATGCCTCGATGTTGTCGGCGTTTTTCTTGTAGTGCTTGCAATGTTTGCAGAGGTTCATGGTGTCTCCTGTTGTTGTCAATTAGCGGGGGCTTGCGCCCCCTTGTGGTTAGAGGTGAATCGTGTGTTGGACTACGCTACCTTTGGTTGTTCCGGCTTTAACTTCTGCAACGGTATCAAAGCCACGCACCCCACAACCTTGCTCGTCTACAAAATCCCAACCTGCTGCAAGCGTGACGATGATGCTGTTGCCTTCGTTTCGTTCGTCATCAATGTGTGCAATCCAACGGCGCTGCTCTAAGAGGCTGTTAAGTGTTTTGCTCATGGTTGTTACTCCGTTTTGTTGTTGTCAATTTGTGCTACAGGACAGACTTTACTCACCTAAAAAGCATTTGTCAACACTTGTTGCAAAGGAAAATTGTAAAGTAATGTTAACTAATGCAACGCCGCTTGACAAGATAGCTTAATCCGGTCTACGCTTGTTTGCAAGTTTTCTTTAACCAACCGGAGCGCAACATGAAACTAGAACAAGCAGAGCAGCATTTTGGCAACCGTCGCAAACTAGCCGAGGCGCTAGGAATCACGACCCAAGCAGTCAGCCAATGGGTGAGGCGCGGCAGAATCCCCGAGGGCATCGCATACAAGCTCCAGGTGCTCACAGAGGGCGGTCTGAAGGTCAACCCTAATGACTACATCCCCGTCGAGCAGATGGTGGCTGAGATCGTCCCGCAGCAGTAGTTGACAAACAAAAAAAAGTCGTTTACTGTGTGTTTGTCCGAGAGAAAGATCGGGCGGCGTGTGGCAACGCTAAAGCGAAATGAAGAACCCTTTAGAAGGGGCTTCGGTTGTTTTTGGGTATGTTTCGCACCCACTTGCCACCGCAGCCGTAAGCCTCTTCTAGAGGGTTTTTCTTTTGGGCTACACCATGCTGGGCAATGAAAGCAACGGCGGCATGAGTGGACAGCGCTACCGGTGGCTTAGGTCTGTAACAGCGCACAGATGGACGGCGAAGTTAGCATCCATGACCGAAAGGCTGACGCGTGTCGCGGCTCCGGAGAGCAGCTACTAAAGGGCGCACAGGCTAAGGCTACGTGCGCTCACCAAAGAGCAGATACTACTAAGAGATAACTATGAACCTTATAGAGTTCGGTGACTGTAGAGAAACGATGCGAGAGTGGGCACGTCAAGGTGTGAAGGCTCAAACGTGCGTTACATCACCGCCTTACTATGGATTGCGTGACTATGGGCATGAAGGTCAGATTGGGCTGGAGGAAACGCCGGAACAATACATCGCTGCAATGGTTGAAGTGTTTCGATGTGTGTGGGATGTGCTGGAAGATAACGGCACGCTATGGCTGAACATTGGTGACAGCTACTACAACTACAGACCCGGCAAAGGTCAAGCCTTGGTAAAACAGTCAGTTGCCAACAATGATCAAGACTTACCGCAAACGTGTGCAAGGCGTGGTAACAAGCTAGACGGCTTGAAGGAAAAAGACCTAATCGGCATTCCTTGGATGCTGGCATTTGCATTACGCGCTGATGGTTGGTATCTGCGACAAGACATTATTTGGCACAAACCTAACCCGATGCCTGAGAGCGTGCAGGATCGTTGCACAAAAGCGCATGAATACATTTTCCTGTTGAGCAAGTCGCAGAAGTATTACTACGACATTGATGCGATCAAGGAAGAAGCGCATACAACCGATGCAAGTGACCGCAACCGCGACGAATCAAGACTAAACAACACGCCCGGCAGAACAAGAATGGCAGGTTTGACTACAAACCATTACGAAACAAAAAATAAACGCAGCGTATGGACTGTGACCACAAAGCCTTACGAGGGCGCTCACTTCGCGGTATTTCCACAAGACCTGATTGAGCCTTGCATCCTTGCCGGTGCGCCTGTTGGTGGCGTGGTTCTTGATCCGTTCATGGGTAGCGGAACAACTGCACAGGTTGCACAGCATCTAGGGCGCAAGTATCTAGGATGCGAACTAAACCCTGCTTATGCAGAACTGCAAAGCAAAAGACTCCAACAACCATCATTTGAGTTTGCTTAAAAACGGAGATTAAATGTTTGACGACTTCTATAGCAAGTACCCAAAGAAAGTAGCGCGTAAGGACGCACAGAAAGCATACGCACGCCTTA